CCACCACGCCAGATCCCCAGCCTTGAACTCTTCAAAGGCTTGCTCGACCAGCTCTGGCCTGCCAAGGCGCTCAGCCTCGGCATTGATCGCAGCTCGCTGGGTTACCCCGCGCTGCCACACCTTGTGATCGTCGCTGTACTCGAAATACCAGTCGTGTTTTCGCAGCAGCTTAATTAGCTTATCCATCATTCCACCCTCCACACTCGAATCACGCCTTCATCAGCGATAACGCGCTGCGCTGTTTTTTGCCCAGCTTTTTTTGCCTTGCCTATCAAGGCAATAGCTTCAGTCGAGTACGAGGCTCTTCTATCCTTTCCGCTTTTTTTTCTTACAAACTCAAAGGACACGCTGTCGCCTACTTCCCACGATTCGATAATCTTGTTTAGGTGTTGATGCTTGCTGTTTGCTTTGTTGGCCCCGCCCCTCGGCGGTATCGGCACATTCTTATCAATCTGCATCACTCTTCTCCACAAACTTAGCGAGCTTCTGCTCGATACTCGTCCACCGAGCTTTTAGCTCGGCCTCTTCGTCTTTACCGTGGCACCGAAACCAAAAGCAAGTGCCGATCAGCCCGTTGACGCGAGGATCGTCGGAGCTGCTACGCATAAGCGCAGACAGCATCTCGATCTCTTCGTTGGTGAGCTGGACGTACTGGGTTTTAAGTAGGGTCATCACGCCACCTCCTGAACTGGTTCGATGTAAGGGTTGACCAACGTGCGCCGCAGCTCACGGTAGATCGTCTTGAACGCATCGCCGTGCGGTTTATGGAAAGTGCTCCTGAGATAGCGGGTGTACAGCCCGTACTTCATTTGGATGTGGTGTGCTACCTCATGGGCGACCAAGCACTTGAGCAGCAGCTCACGGTCATCGCAGTCGATGATGTTGCCGATCACTGGGTCATCAGCAAACGAGCGGTACTCAGTGAACGAGGTTAAGCCTCGGCGGTATTCACCCATGTCGATGCAGATGTGAGTATCGGAGCCGTAGCTAGACTGACTGCGATACTTAGTCCGCACCTGAAGCCGCTTGAGAGCTTCGGTATACACGACAGGCTTGCCTTGATACTCGACCTCATATTGCTTCTTGCAGATTTCTTTTAAGCACTGCTTGGCAAACTTAACGACGAGCTTGTGCTCGTCTGGTGTCACGTTTGGGCCGCGCTTTGATTTGATTTCGGAACTCATCACGTTCTCCGTTGTTGGTTTCCAACAGCTTACCACATGCCGTGCCCATATGCAAACACCTATACAAAAGAATTTATTCAAATAAAGTGTTGCACATCGACACGGATGCCCTTATTATGCAATTTCACTTACAGGAGAAACGTGATGGAACTCAAAATTTATTTAGACGCTTGGATCGCTCAAGAGGATGACGGAACGGTTGTTCTAAAGCGCGGGTATGACCAATTCGTTCAAGACCTTGAAAAGTTGTTCGAGCTAAATCGAATGCGAACCCTTGATGAAGCAGCTCGCGCTGTCTCAATGCTCAAGGCTCAAGAGGGAGGAGTTTGATATGAGTTATATCGCACAACTTCGCTTTGAACGCATTTATGGCGACACATGGCATAGCTCGGACACCCTGAGTTCTTTTATGCCAATCTTTGCTGCACGAATTGAAGAGAACACTGAATTCTTCAAAGCCTATGCTGACCGCTTGATGCTAGAAAACTTGGAGCGCGGAATCGTAACCGCAGATGAATTGGAAAAATCTGCGAAGCAGCTACAAGGTTGGCGCACAAAAAGAGAAGCAGAACTATCTCAAGACTTAGCCAAGGTGGATGCCAGAACTGTTGAATATCAAAAAGTGTTGAAAGCTATCGCTCTCAAGGAGGCGAAGTGATGACCGACAGAGAAATGACCGTTGAAGAGCAATTGCTACACGCCGACTGCCACAAGTTTTCTCGCCTGCATGTCCTGACCGCAGCGGAATCCATGATGCTGCCAGCCTTGTTCCGCAAGGGTGCGTCAGTGACTGAAGAGACGCTTTCTGCGTTTACGAACAAGGCGTTGCAGATCAACGAGCTTGGCGAGTATGTAGCGAACATGGCTCGCAAGCTTGCTGACACCGAAGACGGCAAGAAGCTGTACGCAGATTTTTTGCAGGAGGGCGCAGCGTGAGCGCCCAAACAAAGAAGGTTTTCTACAACCGAGTGCGCCGCACTTGTCTGAAGCACAACATCGACATCGTGTACGATGGAATGCCCAAGGCAGTGTATGGCGTGGAGTTGGTCAAAGACGGTCAGGTGATGTTCGCTGACCGCAGCACCGATAACATGCCGCTGGACATAAACTGGCAACGACTGCATCAAGAGATGGCCGATTACGGTTACAAAGGCGGTGTGAAATGAGCGGCAACCCACTCAAGCAAATCAACAACATCTATGGCTACGTCCGCGTATCCACAGACGAGCAGGTCAAGTCTGGCATCTCGTTGGAGACGCAGAAGCAGCAGATCAGTGAGTTTGTGCGTGAAAAGTACAACCGTGAGGTGACTGAGTTCTTTGCAGACGAAGGCATCTCTGGCACCCATGCGGTGCTAGATCGACCCGCCAGCCGCGATATGACTGACGTGATTGACCGCCATGACGTGGTGATCTGCACTCGGCTTGACCGATTGAGCCGCTCCAGCTCTGATCTTCTTGGTCTGATTCCAGTGCTGCAAGATATCGGTATCACGCTGTACTTCTGCGAGCAGTTTGGAGAGATGCCGATTGTTTACCCAGATGCAGGCAGATCGAAGGGTTTGGACGCTAAATTCGATATGAACTCGATGGCCAACCAGATCATGCTGATGGTTTTATCAGCGGTTGCCGAGATTGAACACGCGACCATCAAGGATCGATTTGCCGCAGGTAAGCTCGATTGGGCCTCACGCGGCTACGCAATCGGCGGATCTGCGCCGTATGGCTTTAGGCACGAAGAGGTCAAGACGGGCAGCAAGACCCGCAAGAAGCTGGTTGAGGTGCCTGAAGAGCAGGTAGTTTTGAAGACAATTTACAAACTGCACAAGCGCGGCTTTGGCCCTCGCAAGATCGCTAAGCAGGTCAACAGTATGCACAACATACCTCCGCTCACGCATTCCAAGGTGCAGCGCATATTGAACCGAAAATTTCAGGGTGTCCCTAACGCGGCATAGGCCGTATTATGTTGTCTTGATTGGAGGTCATTATGACGGCTTTAGACGATATTGAAGAGGCCATCGAGACGATGGAGGCTTCGCTTGCGACAGATTTCATGACGAATGCGGTGCGCGACATCATGCACACGGCGGTGCAGCGCCTGAAAGATGCCAAAGAAAAGCTGACTGACTGATGTCTCAGGAAGGTTGGGGTCGCGGCACATGGGGGCAGGGCGCTTGGGGAACCCCGCTTTCGATTGATGTAACGCCTACGGGACAGCAGGCGACTGCTGGTGTGGGCGCTCTGACGGTTGACGCTGAGGCAAATCTCACCCTTACTGGCCTTGCCATAACATCTGGCGTCGGCGCGGTCACTGTAGATGCTGAAGCAAACGTCACGCCCACAGGTCAGGCAATCACATCAGGCGTTGGCGCTCTTACAGTAGATGCGGAAGCGAATGTTGCGCCCGCTGGCCAAGCGATTACGTCAAGCCTTGGATCGATACAAGTGGTTGCAGGCGCTATCGTGCAGCTCACGGGACAGTCGATCACGTCTGGCCTTGGTGCGCCGACCACCGATGCAGAGGCCAATGTCACGCTCACAGGTCAGGGCGTCGCGTCTGGGCTAGGAACCCCTGCCGCCAGAACGGTAAACAACGTCTTTGTTGACGGCCAGCAGATTAACTCGGCCATTGGTGACGCAACTACGGTTGCAGGCGCAATTGTTCAGCTTACTGGCTTGTCAATGGTTGCAAGTGTCGGTGATATTCTGGTATGGGGCGAGATAGACACCAACCAAGACCCGTCCTACAATCCAGTCAGCACAACACAATCTGCGAGCTACTCGGCTATTGATACCAGCCAGTCCGCAGGATACGAAGAAATTAAAGCTGGCCGTGATGCCGCATAAACAGGTGATTAAATGGTAACTTACGTCAACGACCTCCGCTTGTCCGAATTGGCCACCGGGGAAGGCTCCGGGACATGGGGCACAACCACAAACACCAACCTTGAGTTGATAGGTGAAGCTTTTTCCTTTGGTACGGAGGCTATTACCACTAATGCTGATACGCATACTACTACTATTGCCGATGGCTCTACTGATCCCGGCAGGAGTATGTTTCTCAAATATACTGGCACTCTTGATAGCACTTGCACCATCACTATAGGGCCGAACACGGTCAGCAAGTTGTGGTTTATAGAGAACGCAACTAGCGGCTCGCAGAGCATCATTATCAGCCAAGGCTCTGGCGCGAACGTCACCATACTGAATGGTCAGACCAAAGCGATCTACAGCGATGGTGCTGGATCAGGCGCTGCAATGGTTGATGCGTTTACTGATCTATCTGTCCCATCGTTCTTTGTATCAGGCGATCTTGATGTAGATGGCACCACCAACCTTGACGCTGTAGACGTAGACGGCGCTGTAAACTTCGCAGCAGACGTAACCTTTGCAGACGGTGCAGACATCATCACCGCATCTGCCGGA